TGCACATGAAGGTCATTTTCTGTCCAGCTTCGCCCGGATTGGCTACACCCGGAAATGGAACTGTCACCTCAAACAGATTAGGACGAGCGCCTTGACCTTGAAGCTGCGCTCTAAAGTTGTTAATTGAAAAGGGCATTAGTTTTCTCCTTGTTTATCCTAATTCTATTTATACGATAACCTTAGAATTTTCCAACAACTTCTGTGAAGTCAACACCCGTTGAAACTGCAACAAAGTTTAGNTGGATGAAGTTGATGGATCGAACTGGTTTGATGTAAATGTCTCCAACAAACTCGTTTCGATCAATCACGCTTCCGGGGTTGTTAGTTTCNTCACANACCACTCTGAAGTCGTTGATTCCTCTTCGACCTTGAACATCGCGAAGGAATGGCTCAACCATGTTTCGGAACATCGCTCGTGTGAACGCATCGTTGAACTCAAAGAGTGAGTATTTCGCTGCTGTGGCAATTGCCTTCTCAAGAACAATGAACAGTCGTCGCACGTTGATGCGATCAAAAGCACTTGGTCTTGTTTGTGAAGTCTTATCACCAAAGAGCAGAGTTCCTTGTCCGGGGAAGCTCACAACTGGATTGATTTGCTTCTGATAAAGCGCATCTCTCTGTGCCTGTGATGGATTGAATGCGAGTCGAACAACATTCTTGATTTGACCTCGATTGTATCCAGCAGGGCTGAACCAAGCATCACGAGTGTTATCTGTTCTCGCTGCAAGACCAGCAATGTCGCCATTCAAGGGAACCCAACGATAAGTGTCATTATACTTATCGTACTGATACTTCCAGCCGCTATCCATGAAAGCATAGGAAGTATTTTTATTCGTTCCGCTGGTGGGATCAGTTCTTCGGCTGATTACATCTGCCAGATTTGTTGCCGAAGACGAAGAATCAACATCCGAATAATCGGGAGAATAAAATGTAACACAATCCTTTCTTGTGGTTGCAAGATCAATAACATGTTTTACCACGGTAGTTCGATTTGTAGCAGATAGTGTGGCACCACCAGCTCCAGAAATGATTAGACCAACATCTTCCTGATCTGAATCAGCAAATATATCATATCCTGTCGTGTAATCTCCGGCAGCTAAAACACCGTCTCTACCACCAGAAAGTTCTCGCGAATACCTACCAGCGGCAGTATTGGCAAAAGTGGCTGTTGCGGTTGTAGTGGTTCCCCATGTTGCACCACCAACTTTCGTATCGTCTCCAATACGAATATATTGTGATCTATTGTTGATATAGGTTTTCCAATAGATTGCATCTCCAGATGAATTTCTTGCATCCGAAGCCTTGGATAAGAATGGATAAATCTCAAGAACAGCATTAGCTGTTCCAGAAAATTCACCAAGTGCCGAGTCGATCACTGCAACATGAATTTCATCATTTGATGATCCTCTGTCTGCTGCCCATTGAGAGGTGGATGGTGCGGCATCAAAGTATGTGTTTACATACCAACCCGCAAACCCAGACCCCGACCCCCCATACTCAGTTGTAGAGCCTGCATGATCGCAAAATTCAATTCTCAGATTGTTTCCGCGAGAACCTGCGTGCTTTGCATAGAAAGTATTCGCAAAAGTAAGACCGCTAACAAAATGCTCATCATTTTTAATTAGAAGACCCTGATCGGTAGCAGTACCCGCAGAACCAAGTTCTTGTGCATTTGAGCTACCTAACCCATCAGAATTGTCATCCTCGACGACACGAACCACTCTTAGAGCATTTGAGTAAGCAAGAAAGCTGGCAGCAGAAAAGAAATCTTCAAAACTATCGTTTGTGGGCTCCCCAAATTGCTGAACAAGATCGACTTCTGATGTAACAAGTCTTGAAACTAAAGCTGGTCCCCACTGGAAATTTCCAGCAAAAGCACCTACACTCGTTGAAACGGCAGGGATCGTAGTCGTCAAATCAATTTCAGATACGTTGACTCCGGGTGAAACTTGAAATGGCATGTTTTTTCTCCTTATGCGGAACTATTGCATATAATAATATCAAGTATTCATAAAGTTATTCTTTGATATTTATAAAAAAGGAGTTTTTCATTGCCTATCTGTATAGAACCATTCCTGCCCTTCTGCGTCTGTAAAGCTCGTTTCTTCATCATTACTGATGAACCCAAAGGGTAGCAGCTCGTCTTCAAGTGCCTGCATTTTCTCATCAAGTAACCGTCTTCTCAGATCCATATCTGTTATGTCTTTAAAGTGTGGTTGTGAAGTCAACCACGCAAATAACAACATGGACATAACAAGATCATCATGGCAACCAACATCAGCTTCATAAGACTGACCCTTGGAAACGAACGAACTCATCTCGGATATGGTATCAAAGTCATTCGTGATGAGCTTTTCATTTTCAATCAAATCCTTCAGCGTCGAACACCCAACCTGCTTCACCTTCTTGGACATGGTGATACCAAGCTGTGTCGATCCTTTTCCAAATCCACCATCAAACACTTGACCCGCACGCCCCTTTGACGTAATCAACACAAGGTTCTCATACTCCATCTCGCCATGTAGAATATCTGCCACCTGTTGACCAATACCATTTGTTTCCACCAACACATAGGCATCATTATATTGTTTGGCAGTTGATTGAATAACACTTGGATATAATAGGGGTGATATAGAAGAGCTTCTATATTTGGCAACGTGCCTGTATGGAAACTTGGTGGCATCAAAGACAGAGAATGCCGAATAATCAAGGTTCTCACCACGAGAAACATCTACACCAATGGCATACACATGATCCTCTTTTGGTTGTTCATATATATCAACGCCACCCTTTTGTTCAATCGGATTCTTGAACACGAGATTCTTGAGATAAGAAGCATTGATGAGTGTGTTGGTTCCACCTACGAACTCTCCTTCAAACTCTTGTGCCCATCGCTCTCTTCCGATGTTGCGAATGGTTTCTTCTTTCCATTCGTCGTCTCGACCCGGAACATCTTTCCAATGAACACTCACCGGAACATAGTTGTTCTTTCCGCTATTGGCATCTTCCCACATCTTATAGAAATGGTTCAACCCGTTAGGTGTAGACACAACCACAATCTTGGTTGACTTACCCGATGAAATGGTAGGATAGACAGATGCCATGAACTCGTCGGCAATGTTGGGTGGAACGAACGCAAACTCGTCGAGCAGGATCATGTTGTAGGTTCCACCACGAATAGCAGAACTTGAAGTGGATGAGGCAATAATCTTGGAACCATTTTCAAGCTCGATGTTACCTTTGTTCCAGATCAACACACCCTGCTGAAGAAACTTGGGTAGATTTTCGTATGCGAGTTGAAGACGACTCAAAATGTCACGAGCAAGTGAACCTTTGTTGGCAAGAATAGCAATGTTCACATCCTCGTTGAATAACACATACCATAGAAAGTATGAAACGACAGTAGTTGACTTACCCACCTGTCGAGGCGTACAGAAGATTGAAAAGCGATTGTTGTGGATGGTGTTGACCATCGTGCGTTGAAAATCATACAGTTCAAATGGAATGATACCAAGGTCAACGCTGACCACCTTGATGTAGTTTTCAATAAAATACTCAGGATCTTCCGAACACTTTAGATACTCGTCGAGTTCATGTTTTGTGAAGTTGTGCTTGGTTCCGGCTGGTTTCAGATTCGGGTTGCCAAGGTATGCGGTTGCGTCTTCACTCATCGCGTTTGGCATCCTTTATCTTTTGACTAACAAGACCCTGACCACGCAGAAACTTTTGAAGTTCGGCAGTTGATCCCATGAAGATGGCATTTTGCGTGACCTTCTTGGCAGACTCTTCGTTCTTGATTTTCTTCATGTCTTTCTGAAGCTCGATCAAGTCTTTATTTGTTTCTGCTAGTTGACGCATAATCTGACCAACAACTTCATAGGCACGAGGATGATCGGAACTTTCGGCAAGTTCGACAATACCTTGTAGTGCGACAGCACCAGTCTCTATAATGTCTTGTAGGTTTTTACGAACGTACTCGTAGTCTTCGTCTTGATGTTCGTGGCGCACATCAAGTGTTTTCTCCTCTGGAGGGAGGACTTCCATGTTTTCATCTTCATTCATAATTTATCCTACGATGATGTATTGGCTGATATTTTTATATAGTCAATATCTGTTTCTATAACCATTGGTCCCAAAGGATCAGAAGCATTGAAAAGTTCAAACCTCAACGCTTTGACAATTTGATTATTCCAATCATCCTCTGCTGACAAGTCAAATTCTAATGTTTGATATGTATCGGGAATGGAATCATAACTAAATGGATCATCTGCATCAGAATAATCAGTCGGAACAGTAACAGCTTTATATCTGTCATATGTCGTTGTTGACCAATTTGGCTTTCCACTATCTGTGGTCAACCACCTCAACACACCCAAGAAATTGAATGCTGCACCTGTTCCTGTAGTTTGTTTGGTTTTAAATTTAATACTAACATTTTGATAATTCTTTCCGTAGAATTGTTCAAACTCAGGATCAGAAGTTGTATTAGCATAAATTTGCAAATACAATGGTGACTCATACGCATCTCCACCAGCATCGGAAGCGGTTTTGGTTAGAGTGTGTCTTAACACACCAGTACCCTGAGACAATATTGCAGTTCCGTTGGCTGCAAATGTACCAGACTCAAAGGTTTCCCACCCACCAATAGTAGTGTTTCCGATTGCAGGTCCAAATTGAACTGTAGATATAATAGATCCATCATCAAACCCCCAATATCGGAAAGTGTTTGGATCTTGACCAACATTGAATATTTGCGTAGAAATTCCATAGTCACTATTTGCAGTAATGAGAAGTGGATCAATGCTCACATGGGGATTAGTTGTAGCAAGACCGTTTGCAAATTGACCCGGTGTAATTAAAATCTGTTCATAGGTGTTAGCCGAGGCTGCTGCTACATTTGTGTTTGGTCGAAGATTGATCTTAATTTTGTTAATTAGTCCTGAATTTGAAACCGGACCAAATAATTGAGCCTTCATGGTGAAATCTAATGTCCAAATGATAACTCTGCGTTCATCAAATCCAGACTCATAGCTATCTTCCACATTCACGGAGTTCAATACCAGAGGAAGATCCATATTCAAACCGAGTTCAGTAACACTCTTCAAACTAACAGTAAACTCTGGTGTAAAGTATGGTAGAATTTGTTCAATGATATGAGTTCCATCCTCAATGTTTTCAACATAACAACTTAATTGAAAGTTGAAATCGTATGGAACTGGTGAATAAACTGCTGCTAGTTGATTATTGGCAGTATCATTTCTTCTACCATAGTAACGCTGCACAGTATTAAGTTTTCTTTCAGCAGCATAATTCATAGAAACCATTTCAAAGGACATGCGTGGCAAGGACATGGCAACCGGCTTATCCAAATTCAAGTCTTCAGTTATACGTTCGATGTATCTCTGCCTCGGAGCATAGGCTATCGGAATAGCAAGTGTGTTGGAATCCTCTCCACTAGCAGATGGTCGATTGATTTTGATGTTGTTGAATAGTGTGCCGAATGCAACAACAAAATCTCTTATTAGTCCATGTGAGAAAACTTCAGCTAACATGATTTAGAAACTCCCAAATGGATTGTTCTCATCGAAATCCAGTATTTGTCTGCCTTCAGTTTCAATGGCATAGTTTTCTTCTTTGGTGCTGGCTTCTGCCAAAGCATTGGATGTGAAGGCTTGACCTCTTGGTCCAGTTGTTCCTGCAATCTGGTCAACTTCATCAATGCCGGTGTTGATGGCTTGCTGATTGTAGGCAAAGAGTTCACATCGAAGATCGTAGACAGGAAGTGTTCCTGCCTGATAGAAAATGCTTTCATGTTCAACAAACTCGATTTCAAATAACTTCTTATTGAGAGGGAAGTAGATCAAATCACCTTCGCGGGGTCGAACGTAACCCGAGTCGAGTTGTTCAAATCGTCGAATTGATGTGGTGAATGTTATTTGATCGCGAATGTCAAGACCAAACTTGGAAAGGAACTCACCCTGACCTTCAAAGCCTTCTACGTTTTTGATATACATTTCAAGTAGATACGCTGCATTATAGCTTTCAGTAACATCTTCACCGTAGATTTGATCTTCATTTGAAGATGCAGTTCTAGGAATCCAATAAACATCAATCCCATAGAACTTGATGCTCTCTATGATGAGATCGTGAACAAGATTTTGCTCTGGGGTGCTGCTGTGTTGGTTGATGTAATGGTTTGTGGGCATAACTTACCCCACCAGAAAATCTACAGGAAGCTCATAAGAGAGAGACATTTGCTCTCGGAGTCTTTCAATTTCAACACGAGCATCTTCAAGAATTGCTCTACCATTTAGCGTAACACCACCGGGAAGTTGAACACCCTCGAACTTGCTAAGATTCATTCCCCATTGCTCTTTGACTAACGCTGTTGCATAATTCTTGAGAAACATATTTCCCCACAGCTCTGTCGTGTCACCAACCTTCTGATAGGTTTCAAGAACAATGTAATCTCCTGCTGATATATCCGTACTCCAATCCCAGTCGATGTAAACTTTATTAGTGACTCGATTGAACCTAAGATTACTCATGCCGCTAATCAAATCTTGAACCATGTTGAGGTGAGATAATCTCATCCAGTAATTAGACATTTCTCGAACACCACGAGTGCTGTATGTGGCAATGTCGTTGAATGCCATTTGGTATCGAATTGAAAACATGTTGGTTGTCTGACCTGATGTTGCAAGCATTCGACTAATACCAAGAATTGAATCATTAAGATCAGAGCCAAGACTTAGATATTCGTTTGAAATATCATCAGCAGTTACCTCATGCGAAACAAACAGCTTCTCGGTGCCATCGAAGTGATACTCTTGCCAGAAGCGAAGCGCATCATCAATGCGATCCTCCATCTGATCTTCGTCGATATTGATCTCAATGACCGGATGACCGAGCTTGCGTTTGATGTAATCTTTGAAGGTTTCCCGTGTTGTTGGAACTGCCATTTATCGTGATACTCCCGGTTTAACTGTAATCATACCATCTAAAATCTTCAACCTCTCTCCGGCATCATTGTTAATCATTACATCGTAAACATAATTTCTCGGTGTAAGTTTTGCGGTATTTGCTCGATTCAAATATAAATTAACAATGCCAGCAGTTGCATCACGAATTGCCACATTGAATGTCGCAGCTATTTCTGAGGTATAGTAACTTCGTTTGACTTGTGCGTTCGCACTCTCATATCCAGTAAGATTCAATGGAGATGTAGCAGATCCATTGGCATAGGCATAAACATTCGCACTAAAATCTGTATTAATATCTACTACAAAGTTTTGGGTTCTACTTGCCATTTACTGCCCCTGTTTAAATTAAAGCTCTGTAGTATTTATAAATCTTCGATGGTGTTATTGGAAACCAATTCATGCATTTCTACTTGAATTTCGGCAAGTTCCTCTCTCCATTCAGCTTTGAGTGGATTTTTTTCCTTAACTTCTTTGACATGGTTATACCATGTGTCTTTTCTTTTTCTATCAACTTTAATCACACCACGATTCATATCATGCCAAAGTAGGTCAAGCTGATAATCAATCGGCATGTATTCAAACTGCCTCTTGGTTAAGTTTTGCATGATTGCATCATATTTTCTTTGCAAACCAGAAAACTCATTTTTGAGTCTTTCCACTTCCTCTCGCTCTTTTTGCAGCTTCTCTTCTGCTTCTCTCTTTTCTCGCTCCAATTGCTCCTTATATTCTTTTGTAAGAGCAATTTCGCTATTGTCTCTCATAAACTTCATTTTAGGTTTCCTCTACAAAATTAATTGTGATAACAGAATCGTGGCAACCATAAGCCTTCATGTAAACTCTCATTTCGTTTTGTTGGGGGACATATGAAAAATTATTACAACTAAGCTCCAAAGTTCTACCAGTTTCTTCGTCAACAACGTATTGATATTCGTGATTAACATCAACAAACATACCATATCTAAGTCCAGATATGATAGCTTCATCAGTTCCATTGGCAACAACAACGTGTTTGTTGATGTTAATGAAATTCATGTGTTCGGTTCTGGAAATTCCAATTGGATTTCCCTCATCATCAAGTTTCACAAAGGAGCCCGAAATCTTTGCTCCTGCTGGACCAATATAAAAATGTTCACCCTTCTCTGCCATGTATTCAATTTGTGCAGGACTAGCAAGATCAATCGTATATTTAATTTTTCCATTATTTTTATCATACACATATATTGTATTATTCATCTGTTGGCGCTCCCTCAATATCATACACTATGTATTTCCCATAATATGTATCAAAAACACCGGAAGAACCGCCCAATGCTTGTTGCGACCCAGCTCCACCAAATCCAAACCTCTTCCCCTCAGTTCCCACTCCAGCTTTTGGATTTCCACCATTCCAGTTATGTTTAGCAAAAGATTGTCTCTGAATATTATTCGATGATGGTTTGATTTTTATTAGTGTATCGGTACCATCAATCACTTCGATAGTCGGCTTCTTTCCCACATATTGATAATTCCAATATGTAGAATAATCCAAAGCATAGCCACCATCTGCATAATAAAATTCACCATAGGGTGTATTTGCCGAAACCCATTGTGAAGTGTTATTTGAGAAAGAGTTCCAGAATGAATCCAAACTCGTAGGTTGACCTTGAAAAGTTCTGGTCTTCAAAAATGCATCACCCGGTTCATATTGAGAATACGTTTCCGAAGTTCTGGCTTCAGTGTCACTGAGCTGATTCGGAAATCTTGTTCCTTTATTTACGAGTGTTAGGTGAGGCGTTCCTCGATGTTCTGGATTCCTACCCAGCTCTTTTATTATTCTATAATCGCCATACACAGCAGAAATATATTTTGAAGCTGGATCTAAAAATCCACCCTCATTTCCTCCCGTTCCATCATAGTATACTGATGCCTCCCCCCACATTAAAGGATCATATGAAAATGGTCCCAAAGTCGCAGTTGAAACTGTTCCATAATCAATATATGGAGAGGGTGAAAACATCGCCTCGGCTTCATTGGCAAGCATGTCTTTCAACCTTCCAAGTGTTACCGGATTGCCAGTCGCGGATACTACTCCATTCGCAATCGTGAAATATCCATTTGCGTGACCAATAGGCCACCATTCAAATTCTGTTTGAGAACCATCCCAATATTTCGTTCGGAACATTCTTGGCATTACTTCTTTATATTCCCCGCTGCCGGGGGAAGTTTCTTCTCGCGTCTTAACAATTTCTGTTTCAAATGGTGTTGGAGTATGAGTTGGTGTCATAAACGCATCCAATTTCAAATGGGTGCTATTTGCATGGTATGTCAAACCTTGTAGACCCGCAAAAGACTTTAGCATTCCACCCCAGAGAGAGGATGGTGAGTGTAAATCGGTATCTCCAACATTGAACGATATTTCATTGTATTGTGCAAGTATTTCGTTTTGGCGACCATAATTCCCATAGGCTCCAGCAACTTCCTCATATTGGTTTCCCTCGGCTGGAAGATCCAGATCAACAGCAAGTGGTTCTGTAAGAGAGCCTGCTCGACCAACTTTTGGATTGAATCCAACAGGTTTTGCTGCGCCATAGGCAAAAGGATACTTTTGACCGGATACAATCGCATCTTTATCAGTAGAAGAATCTATATAAAAGGGAGGATATTCAACATACCTAGTATCAGTTCTTTCAGACCCAAAGGGTCTTCTGGCAGAAGCAGCGTACACACCAGTTGTGCTATAGTCAAAGAATCGTCCATCTTCTCCCTCAAACTGCTCTGGAAAGTCAACATTTACGTCATGCCCAAGAGGAGCAATTGTTCTCTCTCGAAATGTCCACTTTCCACGAAACCATGCAGAATCCATATGAACACAATGTTGACTATTCGCATAACTCCACTCGTATTCGCTATCACCACAAACTACATTGGCATACCAAGGATGAAAATTTCCTTGAGAATCTCCAACAGCAAAAAATACAGAAATGAAAGGAGTCTTAATGTGTTGAGGAAGTGGTGGATTGAATTCAATCGTTTGTGTTCCATAATCACAATACACATTTTGAACATATTGATGATTTATGGCATTCCCCGTAAACGGAACTTCACCCTCTCCAAAACCATACATTGCCACATTGGAATTTTTAGGAAGGGTTGAGTAATACTCTTCGTGAGTGGAGATTGTATCCAACTCGAANGGGTATCTCTTTGTATAGTCGGCATTTGCNCGCAACTGNTCATCTGAACCGATCTCCAACGCACCCTTTTTACC